TGCATCTTCTCTACTTATCTCTCTATCGGCTAAGGCTTGCTCTGAAATATTTCTTAATTGTTGATTATATTCAAACTCTTGTGCCATTAGCTGACTTTTTAACTGAGCTTCATTCTTCATCTTCTCTATTTCAAAAGCAATTTCAGCTTGTTTAATCTGCATCTTAGCATTCATCTCCGCTTGAGATTTTTGCATAGCTGCTTGAGCTGCCATCTGTTGAGATTTTAATTGCTGCTCAGATAACATTTGCTGCTTCATCATCTCATTTTTTTCATCACGCTCTTGCTTTTGTTTACGCTTAACTTTTAATAATTGATTAGCTAATTTTATATTTTTTAATTCCCTTATATCAATTGCATCTTCAAGATTAATGTCACTCTTAGATAAAGCAGTTTGAATATTTTGTTCAAGCTGTGCCTTCTCTTCTTCATCTGGAGAAACCTCTATAAAAACTCCGAAATCATAAATATATAAATCTGATATATCACCTAAAATAGACACGTTATATTTTCCTATCTGGCTTATAAAATCTTCTTTAAAATCTGCATATTCTAAAATGTCAGCCACCCTGTATGTTAACGCTTCGGCTAATGTTCTATAAACATATAGACTACCTTGAAGTATATGACGTGTAGCTGTATTAGAATTAAGTGCCGCTAGTTTTTGTAGACCTACTAAAGAATTAGGGTCTGGTGTTGAACCATCTCTAGCTTCATTTAAACCTGTTACAGTTCTAATCATGTTAAGATAATGATTATAGTTTGTAATTAACATTTGTGTTTTACTAGCACCACTATTAGATGTAAGCTGTTGAATAGGAACTCTAGCCTGATTAAAATCTCCGTCTTGTGTATAGCTCCTGCCTATAACACTACCTGTCTGAAAGTAAAGTCTTAGGGCATCTTCAGGATTATAAGCCTGACCTGTACCTAAATCTACTTCATTTAATCCGTCTGCATCTATAAACACACCATCAGGAACTACTCTAGCTATAACCTGTTGTAATTTTAAATGAGTAATTTGTATTAAATCTGCAAAAGGTATCATCCTCCTAACTAAAGATTCAATAACTCCTTTATACATTCTTGGAGCTACTGCTACATAATTAGGGAGAGCATGCTGAGAAGAAGACTTTGGTCTAACCATATTCTCTGCAAGTTCCCATTTTAATAATATATCCGTTCCCATAACCATAATGCCTTCGTACCATACGTCAATAGTTTTAGAAACTTTTTCAAACTTTCCATCTTCCATCATTTCTGGTGGAGGATTAAATTGGTCGTCTTTTTCTATCATTTTAACAGCACCGTTCTCTGATATTCTTTTCTTATATACCATCTTTTTAGTGGTCTTATAATTAAAATACATCAATGTTACAGTGTCTCTATAGAATATATCATTCTGATAATACTGTGCTACATTATAATAATCATACCAGCTCTGACTGTATTTAGATATTTTTTCTAAATCATCATTAGTAAGCTTAGGGTCTATCTTAAGTAATTCTGTTATAGGAACATTTTTAATTTCTCCCCAATAAAAACAATCTTTAAAATGAGGGTCTTCAGTATAACTATATACTACATTAGCAGGGTCAACATATTTAACTTCTACACCAGAACCTGGTAAGAACTCATGCTTCGCTACTCCTATTCCTAATACTGTTAAATCATAATCAACTCGCTTACGAATATCCTGATAATGATTTTCAGCAAACATAGTGTCTATAGCTTCTTCTTCTGCAATTTCAATAGCAGGTTTATAGTTAAGCTGCATATATAAAGTAAGTTCCTCATCATTCTCAGGTAAAGAGTCAGGGTCCATTGTAAAAGGGTCTGCTCCTGTCATCTCTTTAATATCTAATAGGATATCTTTAGCAGCCATTTGACCTTCAATCATATCTTGATATTTACTTCTTTTTCCTTGAGATAAAGCGTCTTGAGCGTATGCCTTAACCTTAAATAATCGGTCAGACATTCCATTAACTACTATGTCTACAAATTTTGGAAGTATAGGAACTGGAGTCCAATCTAAGTTGAGGTAAGATAAATCCCCATCAACTGCTAATTCATTTTTATATTTTGCAACAGATTGCTCACCTCTTGCATATAAACGTAGTTTATGAAAGTCTCTCCATTGAGAATAATAACGACAACCGTTACCATCTTTTTTAAACCACTCATACTGTATCGCTTGCCCTATTTGTAAGCCAAACTCATCAGTGGCTTTTTCTGCATCTGACACAAATTGACTAGGAAAACCTACAGATGAAATTTTTACTTTTACTTCTTTCATCTATCTTATAATATCGCTTGTTAATCCCTTGTTGGTATACCTTGCAAAGTTAATGGAAATTTTTGAGCTTTTTGTTTCAGGTGTGTAAAGATGCTTCTGACATGCCATAATAGCTAATCCACTACTAATAGAGGCATCAAACCTAGTTCTGTTACTTATATCAAACTTAGCCCAATCTTCTAATGTTCTGGTAAAGGGCATAGTACCCATTAGGTCAGAATCTCTAAATGTATTTTCCATATCTAATCCTATATGCTTCTCTATAAAAGACTCTATTGCTGCAGCGTGAGCTTGCTTCACATCTTCACTAGAGTTAGGTATACCTCCTAATTCTCTTTCTGTTCTTGATAATTTATTATATGTTTTGTCAGGTCTGTTTAAACTAAATCCTCTATATCCTCTGTTTTTAAAATGATATAATAATCTAGGTTTGTTATTCTCCACTAGTATAGGCATTCCATAAAAGACACAAGCCATTAATACTTCTTCAAAAAATATCTCTGCTGTTTGTGGTCTAGCAACATATTCTAAAAAAAACTCATTGCTAGGTGCGTCATCCATATTAAATTTAGTAAGCCCATGTAAAGCTCCGTTAGACCCTCCTCCTCCTACAACTCCTGATATATCATAACTATCACACCCAAAAGCACCTAAGTGTTCGTTCCCTGGAAGATTCTTACCGTTTCGTTTTATCACTCTATTCTGTAGATTTTTATTAGGTGTCCATGAAACCCTAAACCGACCTCTATTATTAGGTGTCCATACTACAGAAGAATCTTTAATACCATCCTTCCAAGAAAAAGAACCTTGAGTAACGTGATGTTCTGTTATCATAGAATCATTGTAATCTATCTGCTGATATATTTTTGTTAAATTAAATAATGACTGCTTACTCTCATCTCTAAACGCATGAGATTCTGTTCGAGGAAACTGACGATAAAATTCATTTAAAGCATCTGGGTCATTCTTTAAACTGTCCACTTCCGCTTCCCAATAATCTACCGCACCATTATCTATTATCTCTCCATCTACTCCTATTGTTTTTGTTTCAGGTTTCCTAAACACTGGCATTCCATATCTATCTATAAAACCTTCCATATTCCATTCCATAGGAATAAATAAATTATATAATCCGCTTTTAGTTTGCCCATTAGAATTTCTACTGGTTGCGTCTGAATCTTCGTAAAGTTTTTTAAAGTTACCACCACCTTTACTCAACGCATTAGAAGTGGAACCCATCATGCACTTGCCTATAACTCTACTTCCTAGTCTAAGACAAGTTTTTGTAACCCTCCAGTTATTAAGTATATTGTTAGGCTTTATCCATTTTCCACTTTCGTCATGCACCAGTAATAAAAGCTTTTCACCATCATAAGAGTTATCATCTGTATTCTTCCAGTCAATTGTTGTGTCTAACCCAAGCAACTCTTCTTTGTCTGAATCATACATATTCTTTTTTGTTATCTTAGATGCAGGTATCCTAAAAGCAAGTTCTGTTTTAGGTTTATCCATACCGTCTTGTATAGGTTTAAAAAAGAAAGGTAATCTATTAGCTATAGGGACTACTTTATCTGTGAACATCTTCTTGGAATCCGAACCTGTTTTAGATAATATACCAACTCTTGAATCTTTTGCAAGAGTACCTGTATTTACACATTCTGAAGACCCCATGTAAGAGAATCCTGACCGTCTTATTTTTAAGTATGTCATTCCAAAGCTCCTACTATCTGCCTTGCATGCTTCCCAGAATATGTAAAATATTCTATTAGCTTCCCTGTAATCAGGATACCCAACATCAATACTAGTCCATTGAAGATACATATAATGAGCACCAGTTATATACGTTGGAAGTCCATTATTCATAAACCAATGCCCTATCTCTCTGCTATCAAACTCATTCTCAATATAATCTACCCAATTATTTTTAAATTCAGATGGCATTTCATTCCATTGAAATATAGATTGAATTTTACTTAGCTGTTTAGGAATATCTATTCTATCCCAATATTGGTCTTTCTTAGATTTAGACCTACTATGTATTTCTTTAGGCTCTTTGGGTAAGCCAACTATAACGCCTTGTATATTTAGTATATCTCCAAGTTCTCCGGTTTTTGAAATGCATACAAAATCATATTTTTTATTGTAGCCGTAAGTCCAGCTCTTATTCCTGTTCTTATTAGTAAGGACAGCTTTAGGAATATAGTCTTCTAATATTTTATATAAATCTTTATTTTGACCTTCGTTCTGCAAATCCTTGTTTTGTATCTACTTTTTTATTTGTACCAGATAAATCGAGAGCTTCTCGTTCTGCTTCTATTCTGCTTAATATTTCAAATGCATCAAATATAGCCAGCTTCTTTGTTGCGGCAGCGTTCTTTAGTCTGTCTGCAGACAAGTCGTCTTCAGGGTCATGCTTAATAATCGCTTCTTTTGCAACTTTAATTAGTTGTTCTACCGCTCTGTGCCCTGCTTCTATTATCTTTAACTTTATTTCTTTTGATTTCATTTTTAATTCTTTTAACTTTCTTCAAAGGAATATTATCAAATTCATCATCATCCATCCAGTCCCACTCTCTACTCATAATATCATTGTAATTTGATGGTCATACATTCTATAAAGTTTATCTCCATCGACTTCAAACTCATATTCACTGTCAGGCTTAAAAGATACAATATCTCCTTTTGAAACACCTTGACTAATTAATTTAGTGTTGGGATAAATCATTTTACCAACTAGAGGTTCTTCTTTTGTATTCTTAAATATAATAGATTCTTTTGTTTTTATTGGTTTAACATAACAATACCTGTCATGAGCATACCAATCATTACCCTTCTTAAACATAAAGAACTGGTCTGAATCAACTAGAAATAAGTTATCTTTTAAAAAACTTCTTCCGCTTCTACGTCTTCCTTTTATATCGTTGTAAAATTTAAAAACATTATGGTGAACTAGAAGGGTGTCTCCTATCTCTATAGGACCACAGTAATTTATAGGTAATGATTTTACCTCTGCATATCTATTAGAGTATGTAGCATCCTCTTCCGAGGAGCTTACTAGAAAATCTATACCTCCAATATTTTTAGTATTAGCGTATCGCTTATTATCTTTTGGGGTAACTATAAAGTCTGTTGGTGATTTCAAAAATTTATATTATATTCAATGGATACAGGCATATCTGAGCTAAACTCCTTCCAAAGAATTACAACATCATTGTCCTCTATGTATATTTTATAGGAATTTAATTCAGAATCAAATTTGATTAAATGAATCTTATGACTTCCACTAAGCACGTCTTGTCCTACTATATAATGCATAGCCCCTGACTTATAATCAGGACCGACAGATATTTTTCTTATATCCATTATTTATTTAATTTAATTATACATTAAAGCCCATTGTCACTAAAGCATCTTTTATTTGGTCGTACCAATACTGCTCTCGGTCTGCAGGGTTATTATCTAAATCTTCTGACCAATACATTCTTGGTGGAGTGCTTGCAGTGTAATTATTTAACATAGTTACATTAGTATATGCATTAGCAGGTATACTAGCAGGAAACGCTCCTACTCCTGCAGGATAACTATCACTAACTGGAGGGTTAGTAAAATTATTTGCGGCTAACATACCATTAGGTGATACTAAAGGTAATATGGTTTCGTTTGTATATTGTGCTGTTGGTTCTACATGGAAAAACTTAGACCTATATATAGTATTAGTTCCTGCTGTAGTTTCAAGTGTAGAAATAAATGTATTTGTTAAATTTATATCAGCTACCATATTTGAGTTAGTAACGTTATCTCTATCTCTCCATCGACCTGAGCCAGAGGAAGCACTATTCATATTATATCCATAATCAGGAAAAGAAACAGAACTAGTACTTTCATCTCCCCACACAAGCATAACTACATTATCTGCATTTGGATAATATCCATTTGCATCTATAGTATCTCCAAGATTATGGTTTGCAAGCCCAGCTATTGGTCTTTCACTGTAATCATTACCCCAATATATATGAGAATCATAATCATCACTACCGTTAGTAGCTCTGTCTGTATTCCCATTTGCTTCCGTTGCTCCTGTTGCATAGAAATCTTGAAGTAAGTTTCTTAAATTTTTTGTATTTGCATAATCAGCAGATTTCTGAGCGTCTGTTAGATTAAAGGTTATAACTGTACCACTTGGAAATGGAGCTGTTAAAGCAACAGGGTTTCCACTAGAATCTCTTAAATCATATTTTATAACAGCAGTTGTTGAAACATTATATACCAAAGTTCCTGGAGGTATACCTGCAGGTCCAGTAACTTCCATTCCATCTCTAATACATAAAAATTCATGCCATATAGCCCTAGGTTGTGTGGGTGTGCTTGGGTCTCCATTAGGCAACTGAAAACCAGTGCCTCTGTCATAAATTTCAGTTACTAATCCAGGAATATATGACTGACTTTGCAATAGCTGTATTTGAGTGTCACCTATATTATAATTACCACCAGCAAGACTTTTTACTCCTGTAACACTAGACATTTGTGATGTAGTTATTATTGTATCATCCAAAGAACCACTAGTATCTTGCCAAAATTGGAAGTAAGTATCTCCTGTTACTGTTAATCCTGAGATTGTAAAATCTTGAGTTGCTGACAATCCATCATTATCTGTTACTGTCATCACTACATCAATATTTCCTCCAGGATATGTTCCTGTTAGCGTTCCTGTGCAATCATTATTATCTGTAAAAGTTAACCAACTAGCTCCTGCAGCAGGGAATATCTCTACCCCATCTACTGTAATCATGGCGTATTGTCATCACTTGTTGTCCAGTTATATGTCCAAGTGTCACCTGGTTGCAAATTAGGATATGTGTCTGCATCTACAGGGTTTGTGGATGTCCATTCTGGTCCGACAGGAGTAATTGGCACTACCTCTATCTCACCTGTTAATGTCTGAGTTTCAGTTCCATCTACTGTAAATATTCCTCCTGGATTAGTCGCAGTAAAAGGAGCGGATGCTTTAAACTGATATCCTGTATTAGCTAGTCCGTTTGTTATAAACTGATAGCTAACTCCTGGTTGTCCTTGTTTAATGTCATTTAACTCATTACCTTCCAACCTATAGTTTGGTGCACCTGGAGTATTATCTATAATGTTATTATTAAAAGGATTTAATGTTACGGTTACAGGAGGTATAGGTGTTATAGAATTTGTTTTTTCAAAATAGAATGATAACTCCATATCTCCATCTATTGGAGTTATTCCTGAGTTTAAACTGCCTTCACATATTACACCAATATTTTCAAATGCATTTAAAACAATATCTAAATTAGAAACATCAACTTCCCCTCTTGGATATGATTTATCATAAAGGTCAGATATAACAAATAAATCTTCCTTTTTAGAATAGTTAGCATAATTAGAAATAGCATTATTAGCAACTGTACCTATAGATACAGTCATTGTATCTCCTGGAGGAATATCCATAACAACATCCGAAACCCAAGCCCATGTAACTAATTTTAATTTTAGAGTTACAGGAACTCTCCATAAAGGAACTTGTGTAATAGGTGTAACAGCAGATGTCCATTCTAAAAA